TTCAAGGAATAAAAGTTTACATATTTGCGTCTATCAAAAGTATCACCAAGAATAAGAACGGTATCGATATCATTCCAATCAAGGGAAGTGAAAAAAGTATCTCGATAAAAACGTTCATAGTAATCTAGAAAGTGTATGGAATCATTTCTGGCACCGAAATGTGTATCGGTTATAATAGCTACTCTAGTTCCTGTCTGGTTTTTTGTGGTCAACGGGGTCATAATATTTAATTTCTATTACAGAATCAAGAGGTTGTTTATTGGCAAATAATGTTGCTTCGTGTAGTGTTTCAAACGATTTAAATCGAACTGCTCCACCGGTTAAATAATAAGATATTTTGTACATTATATCATTCTCCTAAAAACTTTTCAATACCTTTAGGCTTCTTTACCGCTTTCTTTGCTTCTTTTGCCAATTCATATGTTTCAATAAACTCTGAAATGTTATCATAGAGTTCAAATTGTTTAGAAGTACCATCTTCAAATTCCATCATTTCAAACTCATCCAAAATACCCATCTGTTCTGTGGCTTTGTATTTTACATAAGTCTGTTTCTTTTCCTTTTGGATTCTTCGTAGAAAGGCATAGTAAATGATTTGAGTAAAGTAAGCAAATGGATTCTTAGACTTGGTAGGATCAAAGTTATCAAAATACATTAGACAGTTTTCAATACCATCTGCCATCATTTCATCTCGATAAGTGTAGTTAATGAAGTTAGGTTTGTGTGATAAACCTTCTGCAATCTTCATGAAACACTCTCCAATGTAGTTTGGAATAGGTGGAGGAGGAGTTTTATTCTTCTTCGCTAGTTTGGATGCTTCTTTGTAATCAATCAATGCCTTGAGAAAGTCGGCATTATTAACGTATTCTTTTTTCTTATTCGCCATATTTACCACATAATGTTATTGACGGACGCTTGACTTTAATGTATAGTCGAGTATGTCCTTGGTTGAAAGTATTAATGTATTGTATTTCCATGATTTCCTAAATCTTCAAATTGATTCATAATATCTTGTAATTCTTCGTCAGACAAATCACTAATTTCATCCACGAGGTTCTTTGCTTTTAACAAATCTTTAATTTTTTCCACAGTATTGATGTAATATTCACAGAACTCATTTTCAGGTTCCATAACAGAAAGAACATCTTTAGTATGAATTTCAATAGAATTCTTTTTGAGCAACTGGACTGGTAAGTAATGCTTCATGATTAAACCGCCTTCCCTACCACGAAAATCAATACCAAACTCCATTGGTTCTTCTAAAATATAGTGGTCATTACTCAAAGAAACATTGGCAATCAAATCTGTCCCATTCTGTAACTTGATTATTTGTGTTTTTTGTTCAAGCATTTTTTAGTCCTATTTTATATATTTTAAATGGGAACTTCTCCTCATTATATATACGAACTCTTTCCACCATATGTTTTAAAGTATAGTTCATGTGTTTGCCGACTCTGAGGTCGTCTGAGATGTCGTAGAGAGTTGCAAGTTCTTTTCCTTCACTCTGTCGTAAGCCTCGTCCAATACTTTGCAAAGTGCGTATGCTCGATTTAGTTGGCATTGCAAAAATAATGTTATGCAAATTCCTGATATTAATACCAGTACTAAAAGTACCAAAACTAGCCACAACAATAGCATCTTGTTCAATCTCCATAATTCTTCTAATTTCTTCACGGTCGGTTGTATCTGTGCCACCATGGACAAAAAATACTTTTCTATCACCAATACGCTCCGTGTTCTTAATCATATTGTACAGTATTTTACCATGTCGGTCAACCATTTGATATAAAACAAGTGTATTTTTACCTAAACTAACCGCAAGATTTTTAATGAATTTATTACGAGAATCGTTTGATATTAGATAATCAATTTCTTCAGCGTAAGTTTTACCTTTCATTAACTTTGATATATCTTCGGCATGTTTAAGTACTAAACACTTAATTTCAAATTGTGAAACTAACTGTTGATTAATCAGTTCATTTGTGGTAATAACTTTACGAACAGGACCAAACAAACCTTCTAATACGAGTTTGTGTGTTTTAGTACCGTCTAGAGTACCAGTTAAACCAATACGATATTTGGCATTTACACAATTCGTAAGAATCGTGGTAAGTGATTGTGCTTTGAAGTTGTGTGCCTCGTCACCAATTACATAATCAAACTGTTCAAAGTATTCTTTAGGCATCTTATATAAAGATTGCCATGTAGAAATGGTGAGAGGTTTATCTGTTTCTTTTTCTTTGCCTTGATAGATTCGATGAACTAATGGTTCCATTGTACCATCATTGTAATCACCAAAGTCAGAGAATAGTTGTTCAACCAAAGATGTGGTTGGAACAATAATAAGGCCTTTTAAATTTTGATATTCGTAGAGTTGTCGGAACAACAAGTAGATGATGAGTGATTTACCTGAAGCGGTTGGAGATAAGAGTAAAGCTCGTCTGTTCTGCATTGCATGAACGTATGCAGTGATTTGGTGTTCTCTAACTTCGATTGGTTCTCCACGAGAATGTGGGTTAATTTTTGATATAAATTTCTTCGCATGATAGTCTGAATATTCGTCTTGTATACCAGTTACCGAATCATACTCAATGGTATAGTTTCTTGATTCAGCAAACTGTTCTATGTAATTTAATAAACCTATGTATATTTGGTTGTTTCTTAAATCGAACAGGCGGATCTTTCCATCCCAAATTCGATTACGATATGCTGGAACAAATTGGTAACCAGGTACAAAAAATTCAAAAAATTGAGAAAGTTCTTGAGCTATGTGTCTTTCACATTTAACTTTAATATATACCTCATTCACTTTTGAAATAAACAAATCACTCATTTAAACTTTTCTTTATCAATTCACTTACTCTTTTTTTATAATCAAGATTTTGCCAATTTTGTTTTGTTTTTTCTGCCAACTTATTTCGATATTCTTGGCTTTTGTTTCTTGTTTCTACAGCACACTTTATACAACAATATTTTCTTTTGCGTTCATAACCAGGATTAAATATTGTTCCACAATTTTCACATGGTTTACTATAATCAACTTTATTTTTTCTTTGACCTGAAAAATTATTACCTTTTATTTTTTCGGACCTTTTTTTGGATCCTTGTTTTTGTTTTTCCGTTCTATCATCACCTTTTAATAATGATTTTGGACTAACTTTACCTTTTCTGGACGGAGGAATATCACCGCCTTTATTAATATTCCAACCAATGTTTTCGGCTGGACGAAATACGGTTTCTATTCTTTTAGCATCATATTCATCCAAATTTTCAACAAGTTTTACTATTTCTACATCTTCTTTTCTACACCGGTTTTTTAAGTGTTTATTTTTATTATTATGTTTGTGTTCTTTGAATCTTTCCTCCACTTGTTGTGAAGTAATACCAACATAACCTTCTTTAAAGGGGTCTTGGTGTTCAGAAGATTTTATCCAATATACGGTATACATAATATTATTTATAACAAATGAAATCTGTGAGTTGCTATGTTATTGTCCGCTTATAAACCTTTCCCAATCGATATACGATTTTAATTCCCAATTGCGGTTTTTCAATTCATTCATAATAGATTCTAAAACAGATACCGTTTCTTCATGATAAACTTTCTTTTCTAACATTTTGATTAAATCATCATCACCTTCTAAGTAAGCATTGATATCAGATTTTAATACAAATTGAAAAGGTTGCCATCCACGAGAATCCAATTCTTCTTGGTCCATACGACCACTATAATATTCAATCTTTACCTTACGCATACGGAGATAATCAAAATGTGCCTTTTTAGATGCAATCTTGTGTTTCGTTAAAATCGAAAGGTATTTGTTGTGTAGTTTAGGAATCTTCAGCAGTTCTTTACCAGGTTCTGTCTGGTCCATGTCTGCGTCTGTTTCCCAATACTTTAAAATTTGTTCTAGATTTTCCATAATGTAATCAAAAATATAATGCTTAAATCTGTATATTATCACAGACTATAATAAAAGTCAAGCAGAAACGTCCACAAAATCAAAATAATCAAACATAAAAGTGGAATCTGCCGAAATGATATCATCAGCGGATTGGCTTGAATCAAATATGATATCCGATAATGTAATTGGGAACATATTATAAAAGTTCACCCGTAAAATAGGATTATTCAATGATGAAAGTACAGTCAATGTGGCATCCGAATAATAAGATGGTTTATTACCTTTTTGTGGTACTAATGATTGTAATTTTTTGCGTTCATCATAACTTGCTGGAGATGCAATGGAACGGAACCAAGTATGCAGTTCTTGCCATGATAAGAGTTTTTCATCCACCAAGAAGTGGATATTGAATGGATTGTATGTAATCTTATTACCAGGGGCAAATATGTCCAATGTTGGTGTTTGTAATGGGGCCTGTCCTAGATTGATTCCAGGTATATTT